GAGCAGCCGCAAGCCTCTGCGTGCGTTGCGTCTTATGTAGCCTGGCGCTGTAGGCATGTGCTATTAGGCAGTCCAGATGCCACGCCAGCGGGCCAGCGCAGGCGCTTGCTGTTCGTCGTCAGGGTCAAACTGCCTGACAGCCAGCACCCGTGCACCGTCGTATGCAGGTTGCGACACGAACCCAACGTGGTCTAGCCGTGCCTCGAGCCGCACCACGTGCTGCTGATCGCCACGTGTCTCGGTACGTGACCGAACAGGAATGAAACCAACGCTTAGACCCGTGACCATGCCGTCCTGGGCCAGGTTCAGTACGTCTTCTGCGTCACGGGTGCGAGCCATCTTGAACGTGGCGTGCAGCCCGTCTGGTTCGTTGCGCCATTCTTGAGCTTGTCCTACCGGCAGGGTGCTGCGGCTTTCGTGCTGCTGAAACAACGGAATTGTGTTGCCACGTTCCTGCAGCGTCTTTGTGAATGCGCCACGCTCGAAACTCTCTACAGAGCCGTTGGGCAGCGTGTAGCGGCCAGACCAGGGCACCACGATGCCGTCTAGGTATCTGAAGCCTTCGTCATCAGTGCGGATTTCGACGCCTTGCCAGGCAACCGTGCGTGTTTCTAGGTCTTTCATCACAGCCCTTCCAGCTCTCGCACTTCGTCTACGGTCAAGAACCCTGCCTGTAGGCCGATGGCGTGCGCTTCGTAGCGTGTCTTCGTGTCGGCCCGCAGCACTGCGTCAAAGTTGAACACTGCCCGCTGACCTCGAGGCAGCAGCGTGGACATTGCCTCTTCAATCTTGATTGCCAAGGGTCGCAGCGTGTAGCGCACGAACGACTCGCTATCCATCACTAGGCTGCTGTAGCTCTTCGTATCCTGCGACGGCACGCCTACTAGGTGCGGCGGGACGCCTAGCAACGTACAAAGCACCAGGGCGTTGTATTTGCGGCTTTCCACTAGCTCAAGCTCGGTGCTGGAATATGCCAAAGGCTGATACGTCACGCCGCCTGCGAGGACTGCCGGGCCACGCTGGCGGCCACCATTGCCAGCTACCCAGGCTTGCTTCAAATCAGCGGCTTGCTCTGACGTGATTTCATTTGGGCTCTGCAGCACGCCATCAGGCAGCGCACCCGTCGTAAACATGTTGGCGCTGTATTGGTCGCTGGCCAGCGTGTGCGCAATGGTCTGGCGGTTGTAGTCCAGCGGTCCTAGGCCCAACACGTGCCCTGGCAACGTGCGATTGCGGATATGCAGCACTTCCTCAGTGTTCAAGGGGCCACGTGCTGTGGCGTAGCTGATCGTGCCGCCACGAACCGTCACGGTCACGGCTTCTGGGTCTAGCAGCACAACGTGCTGTGGGAATCCAAGAGCGTCCCTGCGCCCGTTCGCCAGCAGATACGCATTGCCGTTAATCAAAAGGCTTGTGACCAGGGCTGACACGAATTCCGAGCGGGTCCGGTCGATCTCGGGCTGGGCGAGCACGGTGGGCGTTTCGATTCGTTCACCGTTGCGTTCTGCGTGCAAAGGCAAACTAGCGATTTGGTCTGCGATGATTCCAATACAGCGGTTTGCGATAGGGCTGCTTAGCAGGGTGTCTCGAGTGACGTTTAGCGGGCCGAACAGGGGCTGGCTGACGATAGAGCGCTGCGGCAGCTCAATAGTCGTGCGTTCTTGCACGTTGCGTCGCAGAAGGTCGCCGATCATTTAGCGCCTGCCTCTACTGCGGCAGACACGATGACGACTGCGATACCGACAGCGAAAGCGGCTGCCCAGCCGCCGAAGAGCATGAGCACAGCAAAGATGGCTAGCAGGATGCCAGCTGACTGCAAAGCAACGTGAAACATTCAGAATACCTGCGGCGTAGGTTTGACGGTGGCGCTGATAGCGCCCCACACGGCCAGGCTAGCCGCAACTAGCGGTGTAATGCAGGCTTCCTCGCTTTGGCGCTTCCACGCCCAACGGTCGCCTAGGCGTCGCCTGGTCGCACTTGCGACTGCATCGCTCAAAAGCGGGTCGCCTAGGTGCGCTAATTTGCCGTCCATTATGGCGTCATACATGGTGGCGCAGCTGGCTGCGTAGTCTCTCGCCCCTACCTCGAGCGTCTTTAGGTGCTGCACGTGTGGCAGCAGGCTCGCAGCGGCTGCGCCAGCGTCAATGACAACCGTTGCGTCCCAGCGCCCTGCAAGTTCTTGCAGCCGTGCAGGCACCCAGCCCACGCCTGCCCTGTGGTCTACGACTTCCACTAGGTAACGGTCATCGGTCTGGCTAGCAATGCAAATCGTGCTGGTATCACGCATCGGTGACACGTCTACGCCCAGGGCGAGCCGTTCGCCATGCGGCAGGTCTGTTTCAACTAGCTGATTGAACACGCCTAGGTCTAGGGCGTATTGGCCCACGTCTATTGGCCAGCGATTAAGTATCTCGCGCTCGAAAAGTTCAGTGGTCATGGTGCCGTGAAAGTCTCGAACGGCTGCCATGGTCACGCCACGTTTCTCTGCGAGCGTTGGGATGGCGTCTAGCCAGGTTTGTTCGTCGTCAGGGTCTGCGTCTTCGCTTGCGCCCCACTCGAACCACGCAAGGCTGGGCGAGTCGCCTGCCCTGCCCAGGTCACGGTAATGGCGTAGCAGTTCGCTTTTGCTGGTGCCTGCGTTAGACGCCAGCCACAGTTGGCTGCTGGGCCGTGTCGACATGGTCGGGCCTAATGCGCCGATCAGCTCGAGCGGGTGCGCTAATGCCTCGTCCACGATGCACAGGTCAAGTGTCAGGCCCCTAGCGCCCTCAGCGCTGGGCGTGACTACTCGCAGGCTCCCGCCATTGCTCATCGTCAAAGATTCTGACCCGTTGGCTAGGCGCAGCTGTGCGAACCGTGAACCTAGCGACGGGCGCAGCATGTTCACAGCCTCTTGAAACTTGAGCCGTGCGCCGCCACGGTCCTGGGCCGTGTACGCCACGTGCCCGCCTGCCAGCAGCTCGAGCCCGATACGGGCAGTTAGCAGCGCCGTCTTTCCGTTCTGACGGCCCACGCTGCAGGCCACCGTGCGATACCGGTATCTGCCTGCGTCGTCCAGCTCTAATGCACGGTCACCTACCAGCCGCTGCCAGCCAAACAGGTTTAGCCCCATCAGCTCCGCAACACGTTGCAACTGTGGGCCACGGCTCGCCGCATCACTTGCCGGCGTTGCGTACAGCGGTTCAGGGCACGTCATGCGCTGCGCAGTTGAGCCTCGAGCGCCGCTAGCGCATCTTCGTGTGGTATTGACAGCTGCTGCGCACACTGCATAAGCACGCTGGCTAGCTGTGGCAGCTGCCCGGCCCCTTCTCCTGTTTTTTCGATCAAATCCCAGCGATCTGCCAAACCTCGCACAGTTTCGACCGTAATTGGGTCGCCTTCTGCCGTTTTTAGGTAGAGCTCAACTGCCTGACGGTGCCTGCCCATACGTCACCACTTCCTGCTGGTCACAGGTTTGGGCCTGCGTCGATGATGCGACAGTTTGCCGCCACGGGAAGCATTGCACGGCCCGCACGACGGAACCAGCCTGCCCACCCACTCGCCGGGTGGGAACGACGCCAACGAAGGCACGTGGTCAGCTTGCGTGGCAACAGCGTTACGGCACCAGACGCAAGGCGGCCTGTCAGCTAAGAGCTCGAGTCGTTCTTTTCTGAATTTGTGATCGTAGCCAGCCATGTCATGCCTCTTCCCTACGCAGAGTCATAGAACCCACCATATCCTACCCATACCCCCCCCAGGGGAGAGAGAAAGCG